CGGCTTCTCAAAGATGTAGGAATCGTTCCCTCCATTAGCGATCCCCGCAACGATCACTTCCCCCGACATCATTCTTATCAGTTTGATCGGGTAATACTGAGTCATTTGGATCCCTCCTTTGGTCTCTGTATCTTCATCTCAATCGGAAGTTTGACCAACTTGTATCGGAACTGTTCCGATTCGTAGATCTTCACGCGCTTCAGGAAGTGCTGTAGCGTGTAGTTCAAGTTGTCTCCATGGTGAAGATCGTCAGCAATGTCATACAACTTTGCGATGTGCTTTCCTTCACACTTGCGGAGTTGGCGACCGATGCTCTGAAGAATGCGGATTCGGCTCTTGGATGGGCTAGCGAAGATCACATTCTTCAGGCTTCGAATGTTGATTCCAGTTGAGAAGGTTCCATATGAGGCAACGATGATTGCATTCTCTTCCTTCTCAACGATGGATCGAATTCCCTCTCGCTGCTCAAGTTCAGTCTCTCCTGCAACAAAGAAGACCTTTCTGCCTTCAATCACAGTCGTTGCCGTCTTCTTGATCAACTCGTACAGAGGCTTTCCGTGCTTCTCGACATAGTTGAACAGGACAAGTGTATTACCACGGGTAGCAGAAGCCAAGAAAGCGATGAACTCGTTTCTCTTCTCGCAATTGACCAACCACTCAATCTCGCTGTGATAGTCCAATCCACAGACACCCTTTCGGATCTCAGGTGGGTATCGGAGCATCAGGCATTCAATTCGCAGATTGGTCAGGAGGTTTCTCTCCATCAGTTCCTTGGTCGTGATGACGCGATGAACTGGGCCGAAGAGACCTTCGATAGCCAACTTGTGAATCTTGCTGCCGTCCAATGTTCCCGTGAGGGCAATTCGATACGGGCAGTCGATCAACTTGTTCATGATCGTGTTCAGGCTCTGAGCCTTGAACAGATGAGCCTCATCACCGATGACTACCTCAAAGTTATCGAACCATGCGCGAGGCAACTTGTAGATGCTCTGCCATGTGGAGATAACGATTTGCTTGTCAGTCAACTTCGCCTCGCCGCCTACGATTCGGTGGCAGTTCTTGTCGGCGTTCCAGTTCGTGGTTCCTGAGTAGTCCTTGAAGTCGGAATACAACTGAGCCACCAACGAGATGGTGGGAACGATGATCAGTATCTTCTTGTTTGGTGCGATGGCGTTTTGGTAATACCGCACCATGGAATAGATGGCAAGACTTTTTCCACTAGCCGTAGGAGAAAGCAGAACACACCGTGATTGATTAAGGGCATGGCAAACCGCATCGACTTGGTGGTCGTGAGGTTCCAACGGCTTTCCATCGGCGGTGGGATTCAGAGCCTTGATGAACTCCCGAACCTTGTCGCAATCGAATTTGATTTCAGGTTGGGCTACTGAAGAATCGACCCGCAACTCATAACCGCGATCCTTGGCAAAGGTCGCAAGGTAGTCCATGAGTCCCGAGGGAAGCAGACCCGAGTATGCGTTGAATAGCCGTATCTTGCCGTCCCATACTCGCCGCTTGTACGCGGGTGTGTACTTCGCACCAGGGACTTCGAATGTGAAGTAGTCTTGAAGTTCGTATGCAACGCCGTTCTCCGCAATGACACGAAGATAGGCGGTATTCATGCTACGAACTTCAATCACGCTCATTCAAGGTATTTAGGTCACCCCGCTCATGAACTTACGCCACTCAATCGCGTTGCGGATCACCCATTGGCGGTTGTTGATGCCCTTGATGATGCTGTCCAAGTACTCAACCTTCGCCTTTTGTAGATCAATCTTGGATCGGATCTTGACCAAGTCTTCGTCGGCATCCATGTAGGTATCCATGTCTTGACGAAGGATGCGGTGACCGAACGGCTCCCATCCGAGTTGATCAAGTTCCTGTTGCGACAACTTGCCGTTGTAGTACTCCCACTTCTTCTTTCGAAGTAGGTTGTAGTCCGCATCCAACTTCCGAAGTACAAGACATTCATCGTGATAGATGTTCAAGTACTTACCGTGCAATTGGGGAATGCGAATCGACTCATCGCCCAGTTCGGTTCCGTCGATTTTCAGGTCTGTTTCGACCATTTCTTTGATTCGTTCGATGTTCATTGTGGGAATTCTAGCACATGATTGAACGGAAGCAATAGATACTTGTGTGAAAGTCCTAGGTATTGACTACTCCATGACCTCACCCGCAATCACTTTGATTGACGGAGAAAAAGCCACTTGTTGGTTCCTTACATCGGTCAAGCGCAATCAGGTCACACATACTTTTGGAATGCTGACCTGTGTTGGGGATGTCTACCCCGATTACCTCTGCCCCGAGCAAAGATACGATCTCATTTCTGAATGGGCTGTTTCCAAGTGCAGAGTCGATGCTGACGCTCTCGTCATAGAGGACTATGCAATGGGGGCTAAAGGAAAGGTCTTTCATATCGGAGAGAACTGCGGGATGCTCAAGCACAAGTTGTGGAAGAGCGGGATTCGATTTGAAACTGTTGCGCCAACAGCCCTAAAGAAGTTTGCAGCGGGTAAAGGAAACGCCGACAAGTGCATCATGCATGCCGCTTTCAAGGATCAGACAGGAATCGATCTGATGAAGTCAATGGACAAGGAGAGCAAGGACTGTGGAAGTCCTGTCTCAGATATAGTTGACTCCTACTTCCTTGCGCGGTATGCTATCAGGAAGCAACCACAACATTAGCAATGTCAGGGAACGCCTCTTGAACCATCGGCTTGGACAATCCGTATCCGTACCCAAAGGTGCCGCCCAACAGTTCCTTGATCAGTTTTGCCTCATCGGGGTGAACAGACTCAAGGATCTGAATGAGCAGGATGTCCTTCCGCTCCTTAGGGAGGTTATAGGACTCTTTGAAGATGTACATCCGCTTGGCTTCCTGAAACAGGCTCGACATGGTCAAACCTTCGGGTGCCTGATCGGGCGTGTACGGAGGGAGATCGGATCGGTACCACTTTGCGTTATCAAAGAACGCATAGTGAAGCAACTGCTTCAGCGTGTGGGTTCCGTTCTCACGAAGAAGACGGATCGTGTCTTCACGGCTCTTAGAGTTTTGCGAGATTTTCTTCAGTACTTCGGGAATGGTCAGGGTGGTTGGCATGATGTTGTACCTCACCCTTATTTAGCACTCAGGACTTGACACGGCATGGATCGTGGTCTATACTTGTCACAATCGTAACCCAAACATAAGGATTACAAACACATGGAAAGCAACGATACAAAGCAGCAGAAGACACCTCAGCAGAAGGTTTGGCTCCGAGATGAGCAGAAGACCGCCGTTGTTCGGCGGGTCGAACTCCACCCCAACTGGGGCAAGCAGTACCTCGTCACCACGCATAGCAATGAGTGGGGCCCCGAGACCTATTGGGTAAAGGAAGAGAATGTCGAGCCGATGGGGGCACATCGCAATGGCTAAGTCTATCCGCAAGCGTACCGTCAAGACGGTCAAGCCCAAGTCTGTAGTGGAGGAACCCGAAGTGGCACCTGATGCAATTCCAATTGCTCTTCCCCTCAAGGAAGAAGAGAAGACCCCGACCGTTTACATCATGAGTTGCCAAGCGGGTCAATACATGGCAGAATCTTGGCTTGGACTTGGTTGGGCAATTTTCAAGCACCGTCTGTGGCACCTTTGGAACGATGGCTCTTTCATGGACTAATGCTTGAACATCTTCGTACTACAACCTAGTCCTGCTGCGGCTGCGCGTGACATGTGCGACAAGCATGTTGTCAAGATGATCGTAGAGTCAGCGCAGATGCTGTCAACGGCACATCGTGTGCTTGATGGATCTCCAACCATTCGGGTATCTCCGAAGGGGCGAAACATCAAGCATTGGAAACACCCAAACTCCGACATGGATCGGATGCTGTGTCTTCCCACGATGGTCAATCACCCCTGCACCAAGTGGGTCATGCAGTCATCCGATAACTACGAATGGCTGTACGATCACGGCATCGAACTGCTGCGCCAGTACACGCTGCGGTACGACAAGGTGCATTCGATGCAAGCCCTGTACATGAACTATCTGATTGACCATCCGACAAACATTTCGGTGGACAAGCAGACTCCGTTTGCACAGGCAATGCCCGAGCAGTACCGCTGTTCTGATGCCGTAACTGCATATCGCAACTACTACATCGGGGAAAAGAAACGCTTTGCCAAGTGGGCGAAGACTCCAACCCCATCGTGGTTTTGATTGGCGAATCGCCTAAATACAAGACTCGCTATGCCAAACTACGATTACCTATGCCGTGCATGTGACCATCGATTTGAAGAGTTTCTTCCGATCAAGGATCACAAGAAACCATGCAAGAATCCTTGCCCAAAGTGTGGCAAGAAGCAAGTGGATCAGTACATCGCATCTGCTCCACCTGTCATTGACCCAGTTCGATTGGGTATTCGTAGACCCGACAGCGGATTCAAGGAAGTCATTTCCAAGATCAAATCCGCACACCCTAGACACGGAATGAGAGACTATTGAACATGAATACCAATGAAGTGAAACTCGTTTCCGTGGAAGCGGAAGGCATGGGACGCTACTATCAATCGCCAACCAATGGCAAGTGGTATCCATCGGTTACCACCGTTGTGAATCATGAAGATGCCGAGAAGTGGAAGAAGTGGCGAGAAGATCCTGAGAACGCGAAGAAGTCTCAGATGGCTATCAATCGCGGAAACAAGTTGCACTCCTTGGTTGAAGAGTACCTGATCAACAAGGTCGCTCCCACGGAGATCGGTGACCGTTGGCACTTCGACCCGATTCTCCCCCTGTTGGAGAACATCGGAAAGATCGATGCCATCGAAACGGGATTGTGGTCTGATACGCTCATGCTTGCAGGACGAACGGACTGCATCGGTGATTACTG